CACATTTATAACTTGTAATATATTCACCAACTTTTACGCTCGCAAGATAATCTTTTACTATATCAACTAAGTTTTGATACAGAATATTTGTTCCCTCCGCTTTTGTAAATTCAATATTAATTTTTATTTTACGTTTTCGAGGTCTGTAAAATCTTATTTCTCTGCTTATTCCCTGACTGTCCTTTATATTCACGACTGTATCTCCATTAGTCTGTATAGCTGTATCTTTCTTTCGCCATATAGCTTCTGCTATATCGTTATCACGACCACCATCAACAATGACAGTCACTGACTTTGGCTGAAACCCTTTACTGTCTGTTTCCATTGTCTTGTTTTCATCAGCATATACAGATTTGACACCCTCTTGTTTTAGAATTTCAGCTCTTATTCCATCCAAATTCCATTCACTTTCGTTTCTGCTTAGAAACCAACGCTCTATATAAGCGTTATCTGTTTCCTGTTCCTGTCCTCCTGCTGCAACTTCATTCTGCTTAAAGTCATAGACACCGTTAACCACTTTAACAAGCTTTATAATGCTACCTATTTCCTTGTTTCCTTGTTCTCCAGCAATGTCACATTCAAATTTAAAAGTAGTCTTATTATTGAGTGTCCCATTTTCCGAAAGTGTATATCTTGTTCCGTCATTTGCTTCAACAATGACATCTCCTATTTCAAGAGGAACATTTAATCCGCCTATAAGTTCTATATTTACAGTAGCCTTACTTTCCTGTTTTCTCTTAAAGAAAAATGGACTATTTGCAAGATGTTCATCTATTTCTATTCCCTCGCAGTTCAGCAAGTTCATTTTATCCGCCTGTATCTGTTGACGTTCCATTTTAATTCTCATAAGCCTTGCTACAGGGAACATAAGCATAAACCATGCACTCCGTTTATCATTTGAATAGTCATCTTTCAGTAATGATTTTAGTTCATTATTCAGTACATTCATGTTGTCCTGTACTGTATTAACAGTTATTCTCGCCAACCTATACCAACTCCCTCCATTAGCATTTTTTCATTATCAGCAAATACAAGCCCTATATTTATTTTCAATTTCCTATTTTCAAACTCATAGACTTCAACAAAGCAACTTTTCAAATAATCCTTAAAATTGTTGTAGATTTTATTTCTTATATGTTCTATTACTTCATTTTCATTTCCATGTGTTCCAAAGAGCTTTTCAAAGTTCAAGCCATATTCTGTGTCATAGTCCAGCTCTCCCTCTCTTATGTGCAACATTAAGACTATTTGCTGAATAACTTCAAAATACTTTTCTCTGACTTGAAAAAACTGTACATCTCCATTTTCAACATATATTTCTCCAGTTGCATTGTTCAATTTTATATCCATAAATCACGCTCCTTACGGATGTATATAAGGAGTTCCGCCTTTGCTCACTCCGCTATCAGTATCAACGCTTTTTGCTTTAATCGGTCCACTTTCAATACTTCCAACTTTTAATTTTCCTGTTATTTCAGTATTTCCGTTTACAGTTAAATCGCCATTTAAAATAACATCTCCATCTATTTCTATGCTTTCAGGAATATCTACAGCATTCGGATCAGTAGAAATTAAAATTGGCAAAGCAATAGCGTTTGTCAGATTATGCCTTTTATTAGTATTAACAATGCTAGTTTCTTTAGTAATATATCCGCTTATATCCCTGCTACATATAAGCAGTGGAACAATATCTCCAGCTTTAAAATTTAACTTGATATTTATGTTCCTGTTTCCAATCTGACACATCGGAACATGCAAAATAGGGGGCAAATTAACTTCCTTATATTCAGCGACAGGCTCAACATCTACAAAGCCTTTTGAATACACTTTTATTATTTTAGCTATAATGGAGGTATCTATTCTTCCAATCATGGCTTTTAAATATTCTTCCATTATTTTACTTTTTTCCTTTCTTTCTTTTTGTCTGAATAGTTTTTCCTTTTTTGTTTTCAGATTTTTCAATTTGCTTTATTTCAGCATTATTTTTCTTAACATCAGAAGAGTTATTAATTACTCTTACTTTTAAAGTCATTACAAAGTCGCTTATGTCAGATATTTCAACAATCTGACATATTGTAGATATTTCATTGCTTATAAGTTCTATTAAATCGCCTTTTTTCAACTGATAAATTAGTAAGCATTTGACTTCATAATCATATTTAAGCTCTTCTTTTTTCTCTGTTTTTTTATCCTTTTTAGTTTCCTTAGCTTTTTTAGAATTCTTGTTTTTTTCTTCTTTTTTATTATTTTTTGCTTTTCCCTTTTCCTTTTTTGCCATTTTTACCCCCTTTTTTCAAGGATTTATTACTTCCTTTTTTAGATTTTCCAGACTTTGAAGTTTTGCCTTTCTTTTCTTTTTCAACCTTATAGCTTATCTCCTCAACATTTTGCGGTTTAGGCTCTTCCAGTAGTCCACTCTGATAACTCAATTTAATGACTTTTTCAGTATCAACTTCATCATGATAAATATAAATAAAATCATTTTTTGTTGTCATCTGACTATTGCAATCCTTGACTATCTGACTTATTTCATATAATCCACTGCCTAGAATGCTTTCGCCTATGCTGTAGACCTTATCGGTCTTTAATTCACATTCCTTTACAGTAAATCCGCATTTACTAGCCAAATCGTTGATTATTGTACTTGCATTAGTTCCAGGAGCATATGCGGAGCTTACAAGCTTTCTAAAATCAGCTGGAACTTCTCGGCATTTAAGCTTTAAAATTCCTTTTTCCACTTCCTTTTTAGTAATTATTCCACTTGCTACCTCTCCAATATCTGTTCCATACCCTGCAACAAGTCTGATATCGTTTTTAAGCTTGATTTTAGCTATTGTAGTGTTTGTTAATCCATGTATTTCAATGTTAAATTCGTTTGGTTCTTCATTAACGGATTTATAGTTCCATTTTATTTCTACTCCGTTAATTATTTGCGGATCTGTTAAGTTGAAATCTTTTGGAAAAATGAAATTTAAATCTCCATCATCTGTTTCAATCTTTATTTCAGTTCTTTCTAAAAACAATTTATTCAACATCTTCTTCATCCTCTTCTATCTCAAAGTATTCAAAAAATACAGTTTCACAGAAGTTCTCAAAAGTGACTGGAATTTCTTTATTATCCTGTGCAAGTGGAACTATATAACAGTTAAGGAAGTCATTATTTATATTTTTATTGTCATCTTCCAGCATAAACCAGCCCAATGGTCTTCCACAGATAAGCTTTTCATTCTCAAGCAGTATTTCTCCATTTTCGTCCATTATGTCAATATAAATGCGGTTATTTGTCTTAAAATGCTTTATTCTAAGCAGATATATTTCGCTGCCACTTTTGAATGTAAAGACATAAGGAATTTTATTTTTATCTATTTCTATTCTCATTTCAGAAACCCCCAAAAATCAAAGCCGCTGTTTTTTGTTCCTGCAACTCCTGTTTTCTGTTCTTCTTTTAAAATAGTTTTTTCTGATTCAAGAACCTGACCTTTTTTCATCAGATAAGCAAATTCCAGAACTTCAAAATCTATTTCAAATTTTATAGCGGTCTGATGTTCATAATTCCTCGAAACTTTAGTAATAATCATATCTTCTATTGTTTCGTTTGTTGAAATTGTGCATAGTTCCTTTTTCTGCCATAATTCCACTATTTCAGCATACACCGCTTCAGGATTTTCAGTTCCAATTTGAGTAAGCAGAACAGAAATATTATATTTTCTATTCCCATGCGACACATTGCTACTTATCAATGTACTATCCCTGTCCTCAAGTGAGTGTGTCTTGACGCTGCTACTTCTGTCATCGCTTGTTATATGTACCCATTCAAGCGGAATATCATTTATTTTACATCTGTCGGCGTCTTCAAAGAGTTTAAAGCCGAATCTATTTTGAAAAAAACTATTCACTTGATCCGAATAAGCAAGAGCAACTCCATACACACCAGCTCCTGCTGTACCCAGAAAACTGTTCAGACCTAAACTAAATCCTTTTTCTTTAGCTTTGTTATATGCCATTTTACCTAATGAACTGTTTTTTATTGCGTTTAAATTGCTAAAATCCATTGCTCTAACCTCCCATCATTGCGAAACTGTCGTCAAAAAATTCTCTCAAAATTTTCTTGACCTTTTTTTCAAGCTCATTGCCGTTTTCTCCTGTATTTTCAATAACAATTGTTGGAGAAAATACATATTTATTGTTGTTGCCTTTATTCGTTGTTGAATTGTTAGTTGTTGAAGCCTTACCATTTGCACTAAATGTCTTTTTCATTCCACTCAGTCCATCCTCAAGTATTCCTCTCGTTGCCTCTGCTGTTGAAATTTCAGTGCCTTGTGGTAAGTTCATGAGCATTTCCTGTCCTGCTAAGAACTGTTGACCTCCCGGAAGTTTAATCATTTCCGCACCTTTTTCAGCTACTGTTGTAAGACCTCCACGCCATGACTTCGTTCCTGTATAGTTTTTACCTATCCCAAATCCTTTAAAAATATTAAATTTAGATACAGCATTGGAAATTTTTCCGCCGAGTTCTCCAATTTTTCCAAATAGACCATCAATAAATCCTTTAATACCATTTATAGCACTCTGTGCCACGCTCTTTGCCTTGTTAAAAGCATTAGTAAAGAACATCGCTATTTGATTGATAACTCCGCCCATTGCGTTAATAACACCAGAAACAACTCCTAAAATACCACTCATTACGCTTGAAACAACTCCAATAATTGCTGAAAATACGCCAACTATTGTCGAAGACATTCCTATAAAAATTCCTATTACTACCTGCACGACAGGAACGATTATTCCAAGCAATACCGCTCCTATTTGAATTATTATTCCTATAATCGGCATTATTGCCGTTGCAACCTGCACAACATAATTAACTATCATTCCTATTGTCTGCATAATTGGAGCTAGCAAAGGAGTTATCATAGTTAATGCCTGCATTATTATATTAAAAGTCATTCCAAATAGATTTCCTATGCTTCCAAAATCAATTGTCTGAAATAATGTAGAAAAAGCATTTCCTATATTTCCTATTATCTGTCCTACTTGTTCAAAATTAATTCCTTGCAAAGCTCCGTTAATTACTCCAGCAACTGTTCCACCAAAAGCAATTAATCCGTTTAATGCTCCTGCAAATCCGTCAGTTAATCCTTTTCCACCGCTCATGGAGTTAAATATTCCCATAATTGTATTTCCAAGAGTTGCAAGTGGACCCATTAAAGGAACAAAATTCAATTTAGAAAACAACTGTGTAACTACATCAAAGCCTTTACTTAAGTTTTCCACAAGCTGTATACCAAACTGTTGGACATAAGGTATCATTGCAGTTATTCCAGGAGCTAATTTTCCACCAATTTGAATAGCAGCTTTTCCTATTTCTTCCTGCATATCACCCCATAAGTTTTTAGCCTGCTGAATTTTACCCTCAGGAGTATTCGCCAATGCTTCATTTACATTACCGACATTTCTTTCTAGTATCTGTTGCATCATCGCTGCCCTTTGAGCAGTATTTAAAGACTTGAATTGCTTAGCTTCATTATCTGTTAAAGCTATTCCTACTTTTCTCAATGCGGCTAATTGCCCAGTACTCATTGCTTTTCCTATCATGTTAGCTGTTCCATAGAAGTCCTCAGCTGTTCCATTCATTCCTTTTTGGTTAGCAACTATATCGGCGATTTTAGGCATAAGCATATTAATTTCCTTATTAGTTAACTGGAATGTTGACAATTGTGCCTGTCCAGCCATTACGAGTTCGTCGCCATACACACCTTTACTTTGTATTCTGCTTGCTTCTCCTTTAAATTCCTCAAATACTTTGTTCATTGTGTTAGGATTTTTCTTATAAGCTCCTACTATCTGAATATTTGACTGTAATTTCTGTTCACTTTGTGACTGTAGTTGATAAGTGCTAACGGATTCCTTAACAAAGTTAACTGCTGCACCTAAAGAAACTACAATTCCTATCATTCCAGCTAATTTTGCTATATTACTTTTTAAAAAATTGAATTTTCCAGCTAAACTTTTAACTCCACTTCCGACTTTTTTCATAGCTCCTGTAAACTTACTAAGAATTCCAGCTTTAAAAGCGTTCTGTACTGCCTTTCCAACTGCCTTGAAAGAGTTAGCAAGCGGATTTGCTGAAAAAATAATTCTATTAATTTTGTCCCTTGTTTTGTCAAAAACTCCTGAAATCTTTTTCCCTACAAAAGGAATTCTATCCAGTCTATTAATTAGATTATTAACACCATTAGCATTTATTCTGTTTCCAAGTCTTGAAATAACTCCATTTACCTTGCCAACTGTTGGCAGGACGCTTACCATCTTACTTCTAAGTTTCTGTATTCCACTACCATGTATATTATTTCCAATGTTTCCAACTTTCTTTTCAACATTGTTGGCAACAGGTAAAATACTTCTCATTTTTCCTCTAATCTTATTTATTGCACTGTCTACATTTGATTTTGCATTAATTAAAATCTCTAATTTATTTTTACCTGCCATGTTAATTACTCCTTTTTACCAAAATCATTGATAGCCTGTATCCATTGAAAGAACCTAACATTGCTCATATCAAGAACAACGTTAGGGTCTTTAATTTCATTCCTGACTATAAATTCCCATTTTGCTTTGATTAATGGATTTTCATAGTCATCTCCTGCTATTTCAATTTCATGTTTAATTTTCTTTTCTTCTTCTCTTTCGACTTTCCCATGTAGTCAACTATAACCTCACATATCTCAACAAGAGCTTCAGTATCATGTTCGAAAAAGTCTACTTTTCTTGCTTCAACTGGTTTTTCAACCATTTTTGGCAATAATATTCCAGCGAAAGTTAAATAATCATATTTTGCAACTAAATCTAAATATGCTTTCTGATACATCTGTGTATTTTGCGGTTTAGTTAGCCTGAAATCTACTTCTTTTGTATCTCCGTCCTCATTGATGTATATTTCCTGACCTTTTATATTAAGTCTTCCCATTTCATCAATAAATACATTATTTTCTTCTTTTATTTCTTTTGTTTCTTCTGTTCTTTTATCTTCCATCGTTTATTTCCTCCTATACCTGTTCTTCATATTTTGCAGCCTGTACTGTAAATTCAATCTCAATATCTTTAGTATTATTCTTTCTTTCTCCACCCTTTTGTACAGATACCCCTGAACCTATTCCAACTACCTTGTTCATTCCTGTATTATCTATATATGTTAATGTTCCTAATTTCCCATCAGGATTTTTATTACATTTAGTTAAAAAAATGTCATCGTCTGATCCTTTTACTGTTGTAACTTTGATTTCTCTTTTTGTTACTCTTGTCTGAATAGTTGGAACATTTCCCTTGATGTCGGGGTCTCCCATTGTATGCGAATCTTCAGTTGGATTATTATTAATCTCTTTAGCTTCTTTTATCATATAAGTTCCTATTCCTGGAAAAGTTATAATTAAATCAACTTTGCTTAAATCAACTGATTTTTCTAAAAAATTATTACCCATTATTTACCTCCTATATTGTTATTGGCTCATCGTGCCACACCAGCTCAACATCTATTTCTTCAATTTCTGTTGAAAGCGTAAAATTAATTTTTACATTTCTTAGCACTCTGTTTATATAGTCATCAACAGTAAGTCCAGTCGTTGCTGATGTGTCTTCTATGTTTGGAACAGCAACTTTAAATAAATACTCACCGTTGTTACTCTTTGCAAATGCTCCCTGCTTTCCTAATTCTGTCATTGCTCTAATTAACATGTCCTCAATGCTCGGAATTCCGTCTGAATCCATTGTTGTATTTTTTCTCATTATTAACAGCCTGTTCAAATTAGTATCAATAGCATGAGTTATTGCATCAATTTTAATTGTTTGGTCTGCGTGTGTAATTCCGTCAGCACACCAAGACGCATTTGTTACAGCATTAAATCCAACTCTGCTTTCTGTGTAGTTTATAAATAGTTCGTCAAGTTTAGATGACTTAGTTGTATCATTACAGCTCGGTTCTACCCCCAGTATTCTTCTGTCCGACCATCTTCCATTTATCCCCTGTACAAATGTCCATGCTGGCAATCCAAAGATGTCAAGATTATCTTTTCCCTCTGTTCCAAACATGTAATATATTCTTTTGCTTTCCCTTATATTGGCTGGGGTCTTATCTCCATCAGTATTTAGAACTACTCCAAATTTTCCAGTTCTAGTCAGATATTTTGATAACAAAGCTATAAATGCCTTGTCATAGAACGCTACAACTACCCCGTAAAATTCGCCTTCAGGCAAACTGTTAAGGAATGTTTCATTTGGCGTTGTCTTACCTACACAGTACCACTGTTCAGGCTGTAATCTATTACCGTCAAAATCTTCTTGCGAAAGGAATGTATTTATTCCTTTATACATCAAAGAAGTGTTTCCAAAATCGGTCTCCACTTCCTTTAAAGTTGTATATCTTTTATAGTCCTTGTCTGCCTCTTTAGTGATAAATAAAATTTTACTAAAATCTCCCATCACTAAAGGCTTTCTAGGTCTATTTACTACTACTTTTACTTTTTTTCTAGCCATTTTCTACCTCCACTTTTACATCTTTTATTAATTGTCTTATTCTTTCGCTTGTTTCACGCCAGTTCATTTCTACATCAAAGCTAAATCTGTAAATATATTGACTGCCCTCAAGGAAAGTCAAGTCTTTTATTTCTATCTCATCATCACTTAATCCAAATCCATTTCTGACAAGATTATGTCTTTTCTTGAATACTATTACTTCAAGCAATTCACTTGCCATTTCTTCTGCCCTTGCCTGTGTTGGAGCGTAGAAGTCAATCTGAAAGTAAGCAATTACTAATCTTGTTGCCTGTTCCTTTATATTATCTTCCGTTGTTTCGACAGTCCTATATGCACTGTAAACTGATTTTGTTTTACTTATTGTGTGCATTACAGCACATTCCTTTGGCTTTTTAGCCATATGATCGTCACGTATAATCTGAAAGTCAACAAAACTAGCTAACAATTTTCTTAATTTCTCATTTTTCATTCCTGTACCCTCTCAACGTAATAAACTCTAAGCTTATCATGTTTCATATAATTTCTAGCAGTTGTTACAATGTAGCTGTTGCCCTCAAATTCAACAGTCTGTTTAGGTTCAATATCTATGTAACAGTATATTTTTTTAGTGTCCAGTGTTACCTGTATTCCCTGGTCAGATAGCATTTTTATGTCCTGCCTACCTAAATTTAATACAGCTCCCTCAAACTCCTTGCTTTCATCAACTTCAACCAGTTCTGAATTAATCCACTTGCTAGTTTTCTTTGATATCTTACACTTACTAAAAAAACGCTTTGGAATAAATGTCTTATGTGCCATTCTATACACCTACAATCTCATAAGAAATTGAATTGATTAGAGAGCGGGTATCTATAAGAGGTTTACTATGTCTTTTCCTCTTTATAGTTTTTGGATTAAGCGGTGCAAAATCTCCATTCATTATTGTTTTCTTTATTTTCTGAACAACAAACGAACCAAGTTTCTCATATGCTTCTTGCCCTGAAATTTCTCCCTGTATAATCATTTCAATCTGCATGTTCATATATTCTTTAATTCTGTTCTGTGCATTTTCAGTTCCAACAGATAATCTGAAAAATGGTCTTTTTGGAATATGGCTTGTTCCATATTCATTAAATATCGCATAGTCCTGTACAGAAACTCCATCAGCACTGCCATTTCCTAATACTCCAACTTTTACAGCATGTGTCTGTAAATATTCCAGTTCCTTTTGCAGCTTTTCCAAATCTCCTAACTCTTCAACTATACTAGCCATATATCAACCTCGCTATGTTATTCAGCTTATCGTTCCTAGTTGTCAGCATATCTCTCATTGAATAAGCTATGTCATCTATCTTGTAACTTGTATATTTACTTATTTCTTCATCAAAGCTATTTATAAAGTCATCTACAAGTCCGACAATTTCAAACTTAAGCCAGTCAGGGAGTTCTTTGTAGCCTGCTGTATAAATTATTTCAACTTCTTCTATTTTCATACAGCAAGGACATTCTCTAAACTTTGAAAACTCGATATAGTTCATCCCTTTTCTCCATTGCTCTTCCCTGCTAACTTTTTTTATTTCATTAACAGGTCTGTGACTTAAATATATTATTTTCCTGTATTCCTTTATTTCAATAACTTCATGTTCTCCAAGCTCATATCCAAGTATATTTTCAATGTGACTGACAACTGCCTTTAACAAAGTTTCAACCTTAGCTAATTCTTCATCAGCTAAGGTCTTACCAGTTATTTTTTGATAATCTTCAATTGTGATTAACATTTAAATCACTCCTATTTTACTTTTAATGGTTTGAAAGCGTTTGGTCTTAATACTTTTCCTCCAATTCTTATTCTTGTATAAATTTCTGTAATTCCTTCGTTTACTTTTCTGTTTGTTTCCTGTTCGAAATCATTTTTTATGTAGTATCCATAACCTTTTGAAAAATCACAAAATATTGCAGGATATTTTCCTGTTGCTATATCATCTAAAAACTCATCAACAACAACTTCATAACCATTAAATACCATTGTTGCACCATTATGGATTGTACTCCACAATTGTCTATCTGTTGTATCTTTCCACAATTTCATTTCTTCATACATTTTTGTAGAAACATAATATTTTGCATTTTTTCTATATTGCTTTTTCATTCCTGTTTCAAGTTTCACCATATCTTCCCAAGTAACTTGTCCAGCTGCAGCAGATGTTATTGCATTGGCTTTTACATTAGTATTTGTCATAAAACCTTCAATAAACTGATCTGCTGTTTCATTATATGTTCCGTTTATTGTCAAATCACTTAATGTTATCCCGAAATCTTCTGCAACCGCTTCTTTAATTTCACTAACCAAATCAGCAAACGCGTCTTCTTTAGCTTCATCTGTCAGTGGATATGGAACTTGTCTTTTTCCAGCTTTTATATCAATGTATGTGTAACTTATTTCTCCACTTTGAGTATTCCCGACTCCTTCTTTTACAGCTTGGTTTTTAGGAGTTATTTCATTCCTAATTGGTACTCTTCTATAAGATTCCTTACCTGTATAAATTCTTGCGTTAAATAAAAATGGAGAATTTTCTTTTATTTCTTTTAAAATTTCTCTTTCTAATGCACTTGGTATTAACACGGCAACTTGTGTGCTTGATATTGCTTTTGCAACTCTTAAATTTCCAATTTCTCCAGTTCTTAAAAACTTTTGTAGTGCTTCAGTTTCTTTTTTTTCTTCTGTTTCAGGACTAGGCACACCTTTTTTCATAACTTCATCT